TTATGCTTGCTTTTGGGCAGGTTTAAACTCCTTAATCAACGCGTCAATACTGATTATTTTATTCGATTTGCGTTTTGGCAATGATTCGACATAGTGTGTATAAATGTCAAGCGTAGTTGACGGCTTAGCGTGTCCCATTTGTTTTTGCACATAGTGGAGTTCGTGACCTGTATATAACAAATTGGTGGCACAGGTGTGGCGGAGCGAATGAGCCGTAAATCTATCAATCACAAACGGTACACCTTTAGGGTCATACTTGCTTTTAGGCTGTCTTTCATAGTCCGAAAAATCGCCGTACTTAATATTAAGGTCTGCCATATAGCTGTTCCATAATCGCCGCCACGCTGTATCACTCATCAGCGTGCCTTTGGTAGATATCACAACAAAATCGTCAGGCTTATGTTTTGGCTGTTTTTGCAAGAAGTCAATCAAAATTTTCGGAATGTCTGTAACTGTACGCACACCTGAAATAGTTTTTGCTCCTTGCTCAATATGCGCCTTACCTTTTGTTATTAGCTTTTGATGAACGCTGATTGTACGCTTATCAAGGTTTATATCTCGCCATTGCAAGGCAAGGCATTCGCCAAGTCGCAAGCCTGCAAACATCATTATCATAGCTGGCAATTGTGCACGGTGTTTGGTGGATACAACCCACAGCTGTTCTTGTGCAGTCAATGCTCGCCGTTCTGAGGTTTTTGCGTCACGGGGTATCTCTATGTATTGTGCAGGTGAAAATTCGATTACACGGTTTTCTATGGCATAATTGAACACCTGCCTTACTGCACCACGCCAATCACGCAAAGTCTTTTTTGCGGTCGGTTTGCCTGTGTGCGAATTGCAAGCGTACTCATCAAGAATTATCTGCTGAAAGTCGGATTTGACAAGCTTGTTAATCGGTCGGTCATTCAGGGCAGAGAAGTGGCTTAGATAAATTGAATAAGTTTTGTACTGTCCCTCGGAAAGTATGGATTTTTTGTAGGCAAGCCATAGATTGACAAGTTTGCCCCATTTCATACTTGAATTGAGTACATCAAGTCCTTTTCCAATTTGCAACTTGATAAGCTGTGCTTTTTCTTCAACTTCCTTAACAGAATAGCCGTTGACGGTTTTATATTTGCGTTTGCCGTCCTCGTCTTTGCCGAGATACACAGACTTCTGATACCGTCCGTCTGCACGCTTTTTAAGTTTTACTTTTGCCATAATATACACTCCCTTTTGCTTTAAAAAGGGTGCAAAAATCCCCTGATATTCAAAACTTGAAAATTTCAGGGGAATGTGATACAATTATCTTGCGTTTTAATCGTATCATCTGCACCCTGTGTAGGTGATTCCGCTCTGTTCGAGTACCAGTCGAGCAGGGCGGATTTTTTTATTTAATTTTTATTTGCTATGAGCATTTTAACCTTTGCATTATAACTTACTTTATCGTTCTCATCGTAATGTTCACCAATTGTAAAATCGTTAATGCCAAGAATTCGCTCTTGATTTTCTTTAACAAAAGCTACATCTTCTATATGGAGATTGCCGACATCTAAACCGTTGACAAGCACCTTGATTGCAGGCTCGCCTTTATAATCGTATTCCTGTAACTGCACATTAAGCACTTTGCCTGCTTTTTTGTCAGTTTTGAGTTGTTTAAGTAACTTCTGCCTGCCCTGAAAGGTAACACCTGCAACTTTAAAAACTTTCGTGTGCGACTTGCCCGATTCCGGTTGCATCGCAGGAGTTTTTACCTCTGATTTTGGCTTTTTAAATAATTTTGATAATAATCCCATAATAGCCTCCTCATTGACACATAATGTCAAATATTATATAATAATATTCGAGGAGTTCCAACTTCTCTAATCCTTATTTTGACCGCTCACAGTTGCCGCTGTGGGCGGTTTTTTATTTTGTTATTGCTTTATTGCTGTAAATTTATTTTTGTAATCCATAATAGTTACGAGGTGATTTTTATGGATTATAAAAAGTATCAGAAGTCCCGAAATATGTCGTGGGAAATCCTGTTAAAAGAAAACGTCCGAGAACTCCCTGTTAATATTGTCGAACTGTGTTACAAGCTCGGCATTGCAGTAAAGTATTATGATAAGTTTGAGCAGGGCAATGACGGTAAATGCACCGTCATTAACAATGAGCCTATCATACTTGTACGGCAAGACTGCAACCGACAGCGGAAACGCTTTACCGTTGCTCACGAGCTCGGACACATTATGCTTGGCCATGTTGGCCGCTATGAACTTATCAACCGAGAAATCTCGCCAAATGACAATCCCATTGAACAGGAAGCAAATGTATTTGCAAGCAGGCTACTTGCTCCGGCTTGTGTGTTGTGGGGATTAAAGGTCAAAAGTGCTGACGAAATATCTCAGCTCTGTGATATAAGTCAAACTGCAGCGGAATATCGCTGGCAACGAATGCAGGAGCTCTACAAGCGGAACAAGTTTTTAATTGCTCCGCTTGAACGGGAAGTTTACAAAAAATTTCAAGACTTTATTTTAAGTCATCAACATCAGGCAAATCCATAAGTTTATTAAAATCGTCGTCTGTAACGGTTGTTTCCTTAAAACTTCCGTCTCGGGCGGCAGTTTTTATTTTGTAAACTTTATTGTAATTACCACTACATATTAAATCATTTGAATATTCGAGAAGTTTGTTTTTTCCAAAATTATTTAATGCCGCATAGTTAGTAATTAGTTTTTCTTTGTGAATGTTTGTTTTGTCGTCTGAGTTACTATTAATAAACGAGGTGTACCCTAAAATATTGTTATTGTCATCTACATTTACCATATATGTATTACCTTTGTATGTTTCAACAACAATATAAAATTTGTGCCCATCCTCGCATAAAAATTCCATAGCCATTCCGCTACTCTTTTCTTGTGAGAAATTTACCGATAAAACTCTAATAAAATGGACATAGTCATAATCACACAAAGGGCATTTAATTTCAGCTTCTTCGATTTCATGTGGAATAAAATTTAGTCTTATAGTTTTTCCTATTAAATAATCGACAGAACATTTATAAAAATCAGCTAATTTGATTAAAGTTTCAGAGTTTGGTTCCCTTTCATTTTTTTCATAGCCAACGTAAGTTGTGTATGAGATCCCTAATTTTTCGGAAGCTTGTTTCATATTAAGATTAAGTTCTGTTCTAAGTTCTCTAAGTTTTTCTCCAAGCATATTTTTCCCTCCAATAAAACGATTTATTTGTTATAAATACAATACTCTAAATGAGTAAAAATGTCAAGCGAATAATTAAAATAATATTCATTTAGTGTAATTGCACAAAAATCTACAATACTCTTTGTGCGTAATTTACTTGTAAAAGATATTGACAAATGCTCTTATTGCGTATATAATTAGCTTGTAAATACGCAATAAGAGTATTTTCGCTTAACACGATAAAGGAGGTGAGATTAGTGCTGTTTTTATATCCAAATATTGAAGCCGAAAGAGCAAGAGCTAATATGACACAAGAAGACCTTGCTAATAAGTTAAAAATTGAACGTAAAAGTTATTATAATTGGCAAACAAAAGGTAATATCCCTATTAATATACTTTTGAGTTTAGCTGATATTTTTAATTGTTCAACCGATTACTTATTAGGAAGAACTAACAATCCTTCTTGTTTCATAGAAGCTATCAGAAACTAACTTTGCCGAACAGCAGAAATCAGCTTAGGAATGGAGTGATATAGTGGAAATAACAGTAAAAGGTACATCAAAAGAAATTGCTGACCTTGTATTGCAAGTACAAAGTCAGCAAACAAAAGTAACATCAGTTAATATTTCCAATAGAAACGCCGATGATTTGGTCATAGAATACAACCATAAAAGGCATATGAGTAATTGTATTGGACGATGTTGACCTTATTTTTACATCTTTTAAGATTATGTAACCATCATTACCAACAATTACAGGTTCAGAATCTGTAGAAGTAATATTTTTTAAGTATTCTTCTTTAGTATTATCGCAAATCTTATAGAAAACACTGTACAAAGATTTTTCATCGTCTATTTCCTGCTCAGACGGCACTTTACCTGAAATGATTCCGGCAGAAGTTGTTAATATCAAGTCGTTTTCTTCTAAACCTTCGACTTCCGGGATACAAGACATAGCTATTATTAAACTTTTCTTAAGTGATGAATGATTCATATTAATTTCACCTCGCTTTCTGTATATAGTTAGTGAATTGGGGTTCACTACTAAATATAGTATAACACAAAAGGACCGTGAAATCAATGCACATCAATGAATTTGCTGAAATATTGCTCAAAAGCAGAAAACAGAAAGGTCTTTCACAAAGCGAGCTTGCTAAGGAATCAGGCTTTACTAAAAGAGCTATTCAGTATTGGGAGAAAGGAAAGAAGAGCATTTCTCTTGAAAATGCCGACAGGCTCTTAACAGCTTTGGGTGTAGAAATCAAGATAGGTAAAACAGAAAGCAGGTTAGAAAATGGCAAAACTTAAACTTATTGACACAAAGGACAAGTTCCTTCTTGAAATTGACGGAACAGAAATTCCGTATGTTACAAGCTATCAGATAACACGAACGGTCAGCGAGGTTGTACTGCTCAAGCTGGCTCTCAGCGTTGCTGATGTTGAATCAGTCGAAATCGTTTCAGATAAAATTACCAACGAAAATTAAGGAGGTGTACATATGCCGAGAGAAAGACCTATTGTCAATTGGGATGAAGTGCCGGTGATTATTGATGTGCCGTATGTGGCACGGTTGCTTGCACTTAATGTCGATTACACAACACGGCTTGCACAAAAGGGTGTTCTCCCTGCCCACAAAATCGGCAAACAATGGCGGTTCGATAAGGACGAACTCAGACAATACATAAAGGAGCATTGAAAATGGAATTAAGAAACAGACTTACCAAAAGAGCATTAAAGGACAAGCTCTTTTACAGTGAGCTGACACTCAAACACACAAGAAACAGCCTTGCAAGTACGCAGACCGACCTTGAAACGGCACACAGCAACCTTGAAAAAGCCAAGGCAAAACTTGACAAGGTGACAGCATTGTATGTTGCCGAAAGAGCCAAAAACGCAGAACTTGCCCGAAAGCTCAAATCGCTTGAAACAGATTCAGATACTGTCGGCTTTGAATGTGTGGGGGTTGAAAATGCCAACGACTACAAGGTTGTTTGATGAAAAGAACATTTTGCGGACCTTAGCAAAATGTTTATCAAATATAAAGGTGGGAAAATATTTTGAATTACACTGATTTTATATCCTCAAACGGATACATATGCACTGAATCTGAGTTTGAAATTGCTAAGGCACACGCTAAGAACAAGTTGGCGGTTATTATCAGCCGATTTGGTGATGCAAACGGTGAACGCCTTGAGGATTATTACCTTGAACAGCTTATCAGGGAAGAACTCAGAGCTGAAAGAGTATCAAAGGCGTTGTTTGAAATGCAACTTGCAGGCAAAGAGAAATCCCGCATTGCTTAGGAACAGCAACACGGGATTAAACAAAAAGAAATTTAAATAAGCTCATTATATCATATTGAATCGAAAAATCAATAGTTAGGAGATATTAAAATGTGCGAAGTATGCAGAAGTACTCCGTGTAATCCGATGTGCCCAAACGCACCGCAAGTACTGGTAATGGGGCATTGCAGAGCGTGCAACGCAGAACTCAGATATGATTATACATATTTCAGAGATACAAATGATGATATTTTCTGTTCTCGTGAATGTGCCGAACTTTTTCACGGCATTACCGAGGAAGAATGGTCAATAGATTAAGGAGGTAACATAAAATGACCAAAATTACAGAACCCGTTAATTTGCTTGAAACTGCTGATATGGAAGAAGTAAAAAATCTGTCAACAGTTAATGATGCAGAACCTGATTCAACCGATTTAATTCAGGTAGCTCAGATTCCTGTCATCATCGAGAATCTCAAGCTGGTTAAATCTGAAATTGAGAAAAAGGTAAACACTGCCTGCGAAATGATATGTACAGACGAAAACTACAAGGAAATCAAGAAGTTGCGTTCATCGCTCAATAAGGAATTTGCGGAATTTGAAACTCGCCGAAAAGCGGTTAAATCGGAAATAATAACACCTTATGAGGCTTTTGAAACAGTTTACAAAGATTGCGTGTCATTGCCTTATAAGAAAGCTGATTCCGCCCTTAAAGGTAAGGTTGACGCCATTGAGCAGGGTCTTAAACAGGAAAAGTACGAAAAATCAAAAAGCTATTTTGATGAGTATTCAAAATCACTCGGTATTGATTTTGTGGCATATGAGCAAGTTAGTTTAAACATTACTATGAGCGTATCTCTCAAAAAGCTTAAAGAAACTATAAAATCTAACCTTGACAAGATTATGGATGACTTAAAGCTTATCGCAACGCAGGAGCACAAGGACGAAATCCTGTACGAGTATAAGCGGTCTTTGAATGTATCGGTTGCAATAACTTCCGTAACCGAGAGGTACAAGGCTATTGAAGAAGAAAAAGCAAGGGCAGAAGCCGAAAGAGCAGAGCGTGAAAAAGCCGAGCAGGCTGTGAGCAACACTCTTGACGAATATGAACCGTTTGTTGCAAATGTGCCTGAAGAAGTTGCTCCTCCGGTTGAAGAAATATCAGAACAGCCACAGCAAGATGAAAAAGTTCTGTCATTGTCATTCAAGGTTTACGGTACAAAATCACAGCTTAAAGATTTTGCACTCACTGTTAAGCAGTTAATCAACGAAAGGGGATTACGCTATGAGTAATTATAATAATCAAAACAATCAGATTCAGCAGAGAAAGCCGAAGTTTTCGTCAATGCTCCAGACACAGGCTTTTCAGAAAAGTCTTTCAAACTCAATGAAAGACCCGAAGGAAATTCAGAAATTTACGGCGGCTATCACATCTGTGGTGAGTACAAATCCTGCACTCGAAGAATGCGATGCAGCTACAATTCTTTCGGCGGCTCTTTGCGGTCACTCTCTCGGACTTCCTCCGTCACCACAGCTCGGTCAGTATTATATGGTCCCGTTTAAGGACAGAAAGAATAAGCGTACAACAGCTACATTTGTTCTTGGCTATCGTGGCTATATTCAGCTTGCTATCCGTTCAGGACAGTATAAAAGACTTAATGTGGTGGAAATCAAAGAGGGAGAACTTCTTAATTGGGATCCGCTCACAGAAGAAATTACAATCAAAATGATTGAAGATGAAACAGAGCGTGAAACAGCTGAAACAATCGGATATTATGCTTATTTTCGCTATGTAAACGGCTTTGAGAAAGCTCTTTACTGGAGTAAGGATAAGATGAAACAGCACGCTATGAAGTATTCAGCTGGATATGCAAATGATATCAAGAAGGGTACAAGCTATACATTTTGGGCAAAGGATTTTGATGCGATGGCTAAGAAAACAATGCTCAGACAGCTTATCAGCAAATGGGGCGTTATGAGTGTTGAAATGCAGACAGCGTATGAAGCTGACAATCATATAATCAATGCCGACGGTACTCCCGATTATGAAACGAATACAATGATTGACGCAGATGTACCGTCAGATGCCCCATTACCGGAATCATCTGAACAGCAGATTGATTCCGATGAAGCATTCTCAATCGATGATCTTGCAGAGTGAGATGATTGATGTTGAGATAATCAGTACAGGCTCTAAGGGCAACGCAGTTCTTCTTGACGGTCAGGTCTTGATTGACTGCGGAGTGCCGTTCAGCAAACTTGTTGAGTGTGAAGTGGTTGACCGAGTTAAATATGTTTTTTTAACTCATCAACACGGAGACCATTGTAATGTTGCTACTCTAAAGCGACTGCTGTCCGAACACCCTTGTATTCGGATAATTTACCCCAATTATCTTTGCAAAAAGCTTTTTTTATTAGGTGATACCTCCTTTCAATACAATTCTTTCATAGTCGCTCAGGATAAATGGTACTCAATCAGCAATATTACTTTTTCAGCAGTACCACTTCGGCATGATGTTCCTAATATCGGCTGGAAGTTACACTTCAACACTCAACAGGGGATATATAAAGTTATATACGCAACTGATACATCGGAAATCGCTCATATAACAGCTAAGAACTACGATTTGTATCTTGTAGAAGCTAACTACTCAAAAACAGAATTACTTAATCGAATAAAAGATAAACGATTGAAAGGTCAATATGTGTACGAAGATAGAGTTCTTCGTACACATTTGAGCAAAGAAAAGTGCGATGAATGGTTGTATCAAAATATGGGTAATAACAGTTTCTTCGTTTATATGCACCAACACGAGGACTTAGTATGATTACATCAGCGAACATAGTATCTTATGACGGATATAACTTAATAGTAAGACCGCATGAGTGTATCGGCAGAGAACTTGCACAGAAACAAGTACATGAAATTGAACTCAGAATTGTTGACGGACGCACGATTTCTGCCGAACAGCGAAGAAAAATATACGCAATCATCAGAGATATAGCATTTTGGTGCGGAGATAATCCCGAATGGATTAAAGAATATTTCAAGTTTAATTTTTGCGGTGAATTTGGCATTGAATACTTTTCGCTGTCTGATTGCGAAAAAAGCGTAGCAAGAGATTTCATAAGCTATCTGATAGATTTTTGTTTCTACCAAAATATCGGAACAAGAGATACTCTGCTTAATGTTACAGATGATATAGGCAGATACTTGTACAGTTGTCTTGAAAATCGTAAGTGTGCAATATGCAATGCACCAGGTGAAGTTCATCATGTTGACAGAATTGGTATGGGGCGAGATAGGGAACAGATTGTACATATAGGATTAAAAGCTATATGCCTTTGCAGAAAGCACCACGATGAAGCACATCGGCACGAAAAAGAGCTGTTTGATAAGTACAAAATCTACGGTATAGAGCTTGATGAATATCTTTGTACAAAGCTGAAACTTAATACAAAAAGAAAGAGGTGATACAGTGAATGGCTGGACAACCAAAGCGAGGGCTTGACTTTGCGGCTTGGGATGTTCACTTGTTCGATGATGATGAGAGATTTGATGTGCTTATTGATGCACAGGGTTGGGACGGCTTTGGAGTATTGTTTTGGATTTGTACCAAAGCTTATGCAACAAATGGTTACTATTATGAGTGGCGAGAAGAAACCAGTGCTGCCACGATAGCGAAACGAATGAGCGGTGGAATTAAATCAGATACGGTAAATCAGGTAGTTAAGCTTTGCTTACGAATTGGGCTGTTTGATAACGGGCTGTTTGATAGGGAGAGCATACTGACCAACAAAATGATGCAAGAACGATATATGTACGCTATCGAAAAACGCTCCGTGCGAGGTCGCACAATAAATAGATTATATTGGCTTTTGAAAACGGAAGAAACAAAGGCTTATATAGTTATACCTGAAAATGAGCATAATCTCTCCGAGAATGAACATAATCTCTCCGAGAACGACACAAAGAAAAGTAAAGTAAAGGAAAGTAAAGTAAATATAAATAATTATTATGCGATGCCGTCTGCAAATGCAGCCGACACCGCCGGTGAAAATATTTTTATTACATTACCTTTGAACGATAAGAGTAATTATTCAGTTTCAAAATCTGATGTTCAGCACTACAAAATTTTGTATCCTGCTGTTGATGTAGAACAACAATTGCGTTCGATGTTGGGGTGGCTCGAAGCTAATCCGAGCAGGAGAAAAACAAGAACCGGCATTAAAGGGTTCATTACTAAATGGCTTAATAAGGTCCAAGACAGAGGAGGTGTAGGATATGGATTCAATCCAAGCGATAATGTCAAGAATAATGTCACCACAGCGAGCGGAGGAAATTATCCTACGGGCGAGAAAGTCTTCTAAAGAACTCACTCCGAGAGAAAGAGCCGAACAAGAAGCAAAAGTGTTTAACTCAACACCCGGTAAGCTCATTGGCTATGAGTGCGAGAAATGTATGAACCGAGGCTATATTTACCGTGTAAAGGCAGGCGAAACGCCTTTCGGGCAGGTTACATATGATGTGGTTGCTTGCAAATGTGATTGTATGAAAATTCGAGATGAACTTCACAGAATGCAGAACAGCGGCCTTCAAAAACTTCTTAAACGATATACTTTCGAAAGTTACAAGACAACCTCAGATTGGCAGAAATATGTGAAAGATAAAGCATATGAGTACATTGACAAATGCTCTGATTGGTTCTTCTTCGGCGGTCAGCCCGGTTGTGGAAAGACACATATATGTACGGCTATTGTCGGAGCATTACTCAAAAAAGGCAAAGTTGCAAAGTATATGCTCTGGCAGGACGATATAACAAAAATCAAACAGGCTGTAAATAATGCGGAAGTTTATGAAGCCCTCATCAACTCTTACAAGCAAGCAGAGGTCCTTTATATTGATGATTTTTTTAAAACTCGTAGGGGCGATTTTGTCTCAACAGCTGATGTCAATGCTACATTTAAGATTATCAATTACAGATACAATGAAGGATTGCCGACTATCATAACATCTGAATTATCACTTGAACAGATTTCGCAGATTGATGAGGCTTTAGGCAGTAGAATTTCAGAAATGGCTAATCCGAAAATTTTTATTAAAGCCGATAAAAATAAGAATTACCGTTTTACGAGAGGAAATGAAAATGATGTCTGAAGCACAGGAGCAATGTAAACTCATTAAATGGGTGGATAAATGTGTGCAAATGAAAATACATCCTGAACTTTCAATGCTGTACGCTGTTCCAAATGGTGGCAGAAGAGATAAAGCCGAAGCCGCACATCTTAAAAGGCAAGGAGTTAGGGCAGGTGTTCCGGATTTATGCCTTGCTGTGCCAAAAGGTAAATATCACGGCTTATATATTGAGCTTAAAGTCGGCAACAATAAGACTTCTGAACATCAGGATAAATGGTTGCAGAATCTTTCACGGTGCGGATACGCCGTAAAGGTATGTTATGGCAGTACATCAGCAAAGCAGACAATTGAAAAATATCTGCAATTGGGTGATTGATTATGAAATTGCAGGTTTGTCGAAAGTGTAAACACGAATATCATCCGTGTAGCATACGGAAATGCCCGTACTCTGAAAAAGGTTTGTACATATGCGTTTATTGCTGCAAAAGATGTCCGTATGTGAAAGAAGTGCAGTTAGGCTGGATATGTACTTACGGAAGAAGGTGAATGTAATTGGTAGAAATTGTTTATCGAATTTATGAAGTCGCAGATGAAAAAACAGCCAAGGAAAATACAGAGAAAGATTTTGAATTTGGCCTTTACTCATCAATAAGTAAATCTCAAAATAATGAACTTGTAATGGATTGCCTTATTTGTGAAAGTAGAGAGGAGTTCAAAAAAATTATAAAAGATGAATACGGGAGTGGTATTTCCTTTCGCTACTCCAGAAAACTTCGTCCTGGTGATTTGTACTGCGTGATTATTGCTGAGCATTGCTATTCAACAGAAAAATACTTTAATAAGGTAACTTTTACTTGCGATTGTTGCGGTGCGACCGTTGAGACATATTATGGAAAACCAATATATTTTTCTGATTATGAAGTTAGAAACTATTTTTACGGAATTGAAGATTATGCTGAAAAACGCTTTTGTTCCCATAAGTGTAAGCAAGTATATGAGAGCAGAGAACGTAATAAGATAAGACCTAACGATGATGAAGAATTTTATATCACCAAAGATATGTTTTCGGGGAAAGTATCAGGATACATATATAAAATATCCAAAAAATCAACTGGTGAATTTTACATAGGACAAACAATGTATGCTCCTGTTTTTCGCTGGGGGCAACATCTCAAAAACGAAAGATTCCCAATAGAGAATATCACAGATTATCGATTTGAGGTCATTGAAATTGTTCCTCTTGGTTGTAATATACTGGAACGGGAAAAATATTGGATTCAGAAATTTTATAGGGATAATCCTGAAAAATCTCTTAATATTATGTGTACTGCAAATATTAGCTAAACAAAAAGAAATTTAAATAGGAGTTGTGATAAATGAAAAGCAACTGGAAATTAAGAAGTAAACAGCACGAAGATCGTATTCGTGGTGAAATGTTTGATACCGGTATCGGTTACGGGTTGGAACTTGCTTCCATAATATTGAGTCGCCATTTCGGATTCGGAGCAAAGCGACTTTATAAATTAAATCTTGAAGCCCTGAGATATATTGCGAATATTAAAGATGGGGCAGAAGAATTTACCGAGGAATACAAGAACAATGTAGAATATGCCTCTATTAAAATGCACAAAGAATTTGATAAAACTATGGCATTAAAATACAAAGGCATTGACTATGGACAGAAATTGAGAAACGAGATAGATAACGAAAGCTATCTTAATTTGGAAATAGAGGTGAATTAAATGATTGATTGTTCTAAGACTGAGAACTATCTTGCTGAGAAAAAGAGGATGACAAAAATAACAAGCACAGGTGTTTGTAAAATTACGTGTGCAAACTGCCCTTTGAGTGAAAAAAATAATGGTAAAGGAAGGCTTTGTGTAGATTACGAAATGCATTATCCCGAAAAAGCCATTGCAATCGTGCAAAAATGGAGTGACGAACACCCACAGAAAACTTATTTAAGTGAGTTCTTAAAGAATCATCCGAATGTTATGCTCAATGATGACAGAACACCCACTTTTTGTCCTTATAGATTAGGACTTATGGGTGCAGATTATTGCAGAAACGACGGTGACTGCGTAAAATGCTGGAATCAGCCTATTGAGGACGGTGAAGAGTGATGGCATTCTCAGAAAAGCTAAAAGCGTTAAGACTTAAAAATGGATTAACGCAGGATGAACTGGGCGAAAAGCTCTATTTGAGCAGAACAAGTATATCTTACTATGAGCAGGGAAAATTTGAGCCTAATATCGAAACCATAATAGCTGTAGCGGATTTATTTAACATCACAACAGATGAATTGTTGAAGTGAGGTGTGAACACAATGACAAACTTTGAAAAAATCAAACAGATGTCAATTGACGAAATGGCTCAAAGTAGTATGTTGTTTTTTGATTGTCCATACGGAGCGACACCCTATGTTGGTTGCGTAACGGGTAAAAAATACAATTACAGTTGCATTGACTGCACAAAACATTGGCTTGAAAGCGAGGTAGATACGAATTGACGGCGAGAGAGATTAAGGACATCAACCGAGAGATTTCACGGCTCAGGGCGAAAATGGCACGGATTCGGGCTGAGGCGGACAACACGGCGGTGACGCTGGGTGAACGAATTGTTCCGTCAGGTCAGACATCCGACAGGGTGGGCAATGCGGTGGTGCAGATTGCCGATATTCAGCGTGATATTCAGAACCTTGAAATCCGCAGGAACTCGGCTCTAAACAGCCTCTCACGGGACGATTTTGTGGAAAACTGCCTGTTTATGCACCTCGGCTTAAAATACAGCTGGGCAAAGATTGCAGTCGATACAGGCGGAATCAATACCCCCGACAACATAAGAATTATGTGCAACCGCCACCATTGGTAAAAGTTGTTCGGTTTTTCGGTTTCAGGGTGATATAATGTAAACTGAAGAAAGCAACAAACAGGACATATGTAGAACTTTCCTAAGATAAAAAATCGCACAGACCGCTCTCGTTTGAGGGCGGTCTGTGTTGTGTGCGGTTATTTTATACAAATTATTACTTTCTTAATTGTGCGGTTTACAGAAAAATGTAAAATCTGTTGAATTGTGTCAAATAATATGATAGATTAGTGATATATTACAACTAAGGAGAGTTGCATATGAGCGAAGAAAATAAGGCAAAAACCTGTTTTGTTATAATGCCTATATCAGACCAGCCAAAATATCCTACAGGTCATTTTGATAAAATATACGAACAGATAATTGTTCCTGCTGTCCAAAAAGCAGGATTTGAACCTATAAGAGCAGATAGCGATCAAATATGTGATTCGATAATGCAAAAAATTTTGAAAAATTTAATTGAATGTGATATGGCAATTTGCGATTTAAGTTCAAGAAATCCAAATGTTATGTATGAATTAGGAATTCGACAAGCTTATGGCAAAAAAGTAGTTTTGGTACAGGACGATGCTACTGATAAAATTTTTGACGTAGCAGGAATAAATACTGTTTTTTATAAGAGAGATAGATTGTATGAAAATGTTATTAAGGCAAAAGATGATATTGCTAATGCGATAAAGGAAACTTATGAAAATGGTTCGTATTCATTATTAGATATCGCAGGTTTAAAAAATGTTATTTTAGATAATCAGCAATCAAAAAATAATGATATTCAAGTTAGTAATCGTGTACTTGCAGATATAATGATTTCACAATGCAAAGACATAGATAAATTAATAAACGGCACAAGAGATGTTGATTTACTTTTGGAATATTACAAAAAGATAGCAACAATTGTAGGCAAGGGCGAAGAGAATAAAACTATAACACCGGAAGAGCGTATAAGGTTGAAAAATGCCCTTTCAAAAATAAATGATAGAATGGGCGAATTAAGATATAATAATTGAGAGTGCATTTAGTACTCTCTTTTCTTTTGCTTATTTTTAGAATTTTCAGACAAAGAGAGGTGATACCGTGAAAGACAAATTAAATGCAAGGCAGAGGAAGTTTGCGGAATATTATGCGCAGAGCGGTAACACCGTTCAGAGTGCGATACAGGCAGGATATTCAGAAAATTACGCAAACGCAAGAGCGTATGAATTGTTGGAGAATGTTGGAGTTTCAAAATACATCAAGGAGCTTTCCGATAAGCTCAAAGATGAGCGCATTATGAGTGCAAAGGACAGACAGGTTGCTTTGTCCGACATTGCAAGGAATGACGGGCAGGACACCTCTGACAGAATCAGGGCGATTGACACGCTCAACAAGATGACGGGCGAATACACTGTTAAGGTTGACGCAAAGGTTGAGCAGTCCGAAAAGCTATCCGATGTGTTCAGACAGTTGGGTGGTGAGGGACTGAGTGAGTAACAAATTCCCGTTGTCACAAAAGTATATCGACTTTATCAACACAACAAATGTGTCGGCTGAATTTCTTGAAGGAACTACAGCGTCCGGCAAAACTACCGTCGGAGCAGGCGTTAAGTTTATGCGAATGGTGTCGCAGTCGCCGAAGAAGCTTCACGCAATTGCCGCCAAAACTACGGGCAAGGCTGAGGAAACTATAATTCAACAGGACAACGGTATTCTCGACTTGCACCGCAACGCTGTCTATTGTGGCAACGGCGACAAGGACTACAAGCTCCCGCATATCAAGTTTGAGGGCAAAATTATCTATATTCTCGGCTACAGCAGTCGAGATAAATGGGAAATGGTACTCGGTGCGCAGTTTGGGTGTGTTTATATTGACGAAATCAACACTGCCGATATCGAGTTTATCCGAGAGATGTCAACCCGTAATGACTATATGCTTGCAACGCTGAATCCCGATGATCCGAGCCTGCCTGTGTATAAGGAGTTTGTCAATCGCTCCCGTCCTTTTAAAAAATATGAAAACGATGTTCCTCCCGAGATTACGGCGGAGCTTACCGAAGAACCTGTACCGAATTGGCGATATTGGTTCTTTTCTTTTGCCGATAATTTAAGTCTTACACCCGAACAGATTGAAAAGAAAAAGAACTCTGCACCGAAAGGTACAAAGCTCTATAAAAATAAAATCTTAGGTTTGCGAGGCAGAGCAACAGGTCTTGTGTTCCCGAATTTTGAGAGGGCAAGACATATCAAATCAAAAGAGTGGGCAGGAAAGTTTTTGAACTGTAACCGCAAGTCGGAACACTTTGTTCAGTTCACCGCAGGTCTTGATACCGCCTATTCGCAGAAGTCGCCTGACACTATCGCAATGACATTTTACGGCATTACCAATCACGGCAAGTGTGTTCAGCTTGATGAAAGAGTTTATAACAACGCTGAAATGCAAACGCCTATTGCCCCGAGTGACACGGTGAAGAATTTTATTGATTTTCTTGACCGCAACCGTGATGAATGGGGCTTTGCACGCACGGCTTTTATTGACAGTGCCGACCAAGCGACTATTACCGAATTTCAAAAGTATAAGCGACAGCACGGCTGTGTCTATGACTTTGCAAATGCATGGAAGAAAACGAAGATTATCGACCGAATCAATCTTGTACTCGGCTGGCTTGCCACCGACTGTTATTTTGTGCTTGAACATTGTAAAAACACGATTGCCGAGTTTGAAATTTACAGCTGGCGAGAGGATAAAGACAACACACCCGAGGACGGTCACGACCATTGCATTAACAGCGGTCAATATGCGTGGCTGCCGTTTAAAAATATTATTGGAAGTGAAATAAATGGGGCTGATTAACAGAATGGCTGAATCTATCAGATCGGGAATTAAAAACTTTTTGCAGATTACTCCTGCAAGCGACAAAACAATTACCGTCACCGAAACAAGCAATCATCTGACCGAGTGCTTTATCAATCGCATTTGGTATTGGGGCAACAGCAGACAGCTTGCGGAGCTGTACAGGCAGATTGATACAAACAAAACTATGTTTTGGGCGGCAAAAAGCACAAAGGGGCTTGAAATCCGTAAAATACACACGGGCTTGCCGGCACTCATCTGCGAAACGCTTGTGAATATCGTAATTGCCGACTACAACGGCACAGATGTTACAAGTAAAAATTCAACCGCTTATGCAGAGCGTTGGGAAGACATTGAAAAGCAGAACAAATTGTCCGACACGGTTAAGCAAATGCTCCGTGACCTATGTGTTGTCGGTGACGGTGCTTTTAAGGTCAGCTTTGACACGGCTGTATCAGATGTTCCGATTGTTGAATGGTATCCTGCCGAAAACATCGACTTTACATATGTGCGTGGCAGAATCCGAGAGGTTAAGTTTTACACCGATTACACGCAAAAACACCGCCGTTACCGCTTTGAAGAAACATACGGTTACGGCTATATTCACTATGCTTTGTATGATGACAACGGCAAAGAGATTGACCTGCACACGGTTGACGCTCTTTCATGGATTGATTCAAAGGGCGTTACATTTGACGAATCATATATGTGGGCTGTACCTGTCCTTTACGGCAAATCGTGCCACAAGGGCAGAGGTGCGGGCATTATCGGCATAAAAACAGACGCTTTCGACAGCCTTGATGAAGTGTGGTCACAGTGGATGGACGCACTCAGAGCCTGCCGAACGAAGCAGTATGTGCCTGATTGCCTTGTTCCGAGAAATCCCGAAACCTGTCAGCCAATATCGCCAAATCCGTTTGACAACCGATTTATCGCCGTGGGCAACGATATGTCTGAAAACGGCAACGGCAACAGGATTTACACCGAAAGTCCGCAGATTCAGCACGAAAGCTATTTGAGTTCATACATTACTGCCCTCGACCTCTGCTTACAGGGCATTATATCGCCGTCAACTCTCGGCATTGATACGAAGAAGCTTGATAATGCAGACGCTCAGCGTGAAAAGGAAAAGACAACCCTTTACACAAGGCAGAACCTTGTGAAAATTACGCAGAACGCACTTCAAAGCCTTGTTGCAGTTGTACTCAATGCAGACGGTGAACTTAACGGCAAGGGTATTGTTGAGGGCTTGGAAGTATCCGTAAACTTCGGCGAATATGCAAATCCGAGCTTTGAAAGTCAGGTTGAAACTGTGTCAAAAGCAAGACAGGGCGGTTTGATGTCAGTTGAAACCTCGGTTGACGAGCTTTACGGCGACAGCAAGTCGGAGGATTGGAAAGCCGAAGAGGTGCAGAGAATTAAGAAAGAACAGGGCATTGCAGGCGAAGAAGAAAAATCGGAGCTTGACGATGTGGACCTTACCGACACAGAAGAACCTGACAATAACGCAGATGATGAAGAAAATGCGGAAAATAATGCAGAAAAAACCGAAAGCAATCCCGAACAGAATGATACACAGGTAAACAATGAGTGATTACAATATCAGAGAAGCCTTTGAAAAAATCGAAGATGAACTGATTGACAGCATGATGAGAAATTTCAGCCGTCACAGAGCCGAAGAAACCAAAGAGGGTTACAATTGGACACAATGGCAGGCTGAACAGCTCAAAAGTCTTGAAGAGTACCGTAAGCACAACGCAAAGAAATTTGGCAAGCGTTTCAAAACCATTAACGGCAAGGTTGAAGAGATGATTCGCACCGCCAAAGCTGACGGAAATGCAAGTCAGGAGGCAGAAATTCTTGAAGCTGTCAAGGACGGTTTCAAAGCCCCGAAAAAGCCGTCAGCACACAGCACAGCCGAGTTTTTTAAGGTGAATGACCGTAAACTTGACGCACTCATAAAATCGACCACAGACGATTTAAAAAGGGCAGAAACGGCAGTTTTGCGTATGAGCAACGACAAGTACCGCAAGGCGATTTTTAACGCACAGGTTGCAATGAACACGGGTGCGGTTACATACGAAAAAGCCGTTGATATCGCCTGCAAAGATATGCTCAACGCAGGTCTTAATTGTGTGGAATACAAAAACGGTGCAAGGCACACGCTCTCGGATTATGCAGATATGGCGGTTAAAACAGCCAACAAAAGAGCCTATCTTCGTGGCGAGGGCGAAAAGCGAGCCGAATGGGGAGTATCCCTCGTTGTTGTGAACTCAAGACAGGGCGGTTGCCCCGATTGTGCAAAATATATCGGCAAGGTGTTTGTTGACGATGTTTATTCAAACGGCAAAAAGTCAGACGGAAACTATCCGCTTCTCTCAACCGCAATCAAGAACGGTTTGTTTCATCCGAGATGTAAGGACAGCACAAGTACATATTATCCCGAACTTGATGATTTGGACGCACCGTTGTCTGAAGATGAAATCAAAGAGCTTGATCGTCAGCGAGGAATTGAGGAAAAACAGCAGTATGCACAGCGACAGGCAGAACGCTTTGACCGCCGTGCCGAATACAGTCTTGATAAGGACAATAAACGCATTGCCCAAACCCGAGCCGATGAGTGGCACGATAGGGCGAATACGCTTGAAGAAAAGGCGAAAAAAGCAGGGAATGTTAATAAAATCACCGCTGAATCTGTTGCAAAATCGGGTAAAAGTGGTATAATAAAAGAGAAAAGTAAAAAGCCTATTACTCCGATAACCGATAAAGCTATCAGTCGTATTCCTAAAGTTGATATTGAAGGTTATACAGAAGAGCAGTGTTTGGAAATTCAAAAACAACACAAGGAGCTTTTGAAATTTTCAAAAGAACAAAATGAAAATAAAGAAGTTGCCTTCGTGTTAAAAAATGATGTGTCCAAAATGATTACAGAGCCTATTAAAGGAACTGATGAAAAAATAGATTTTGGATCAGCACTTCAAGGCAAAGATTTATTTGTTATGCACAATCACCCGAGAAACAGCAGTTATTCTTTAAATGATATTATCGAATTTATTAAGAATGATAGTATAAAAACATTTACTATTGTGAAAAACGATGGCAACATTGAAGTATTAACAAAGTTGAAAGGATACGACAGACTATCACTTTTAACAGAGTTACAACGAATGGGAAAAAAGAGGATAAAAACAGGTTCTGATAGTGAATACAGAAAGGTTATTGATAAATTTTTAAGTAAACATCAAGAAGGAGGTTTATTTGAATGGAAGAAATAAACAAATCTGTTTTAGATGGTTCTAATGAAGAAGCTTCAAAACGTCTTGACGAAATAATTAAAGAACTTGAAAAACAAAGAAACAAAAGCTAACCGCTCCGTAAAAAGGGCGGTTTTGTTGTTTAACTTGCCGAGAATATGTTCAGAGTAAGGAAAACGGCTTGTTTACGGCATTATTTAACTTGCCTGCAACTTGCCGTAACAAAATTTAACACATCAAATCAGCACTTTGAGAAATCAGAGTGCTTTTTTATTATTAATCAAAGAAAGGTTTGATACTATGAGAAAAAGAATTTTAGCAATTGTACTTATGGTAGTTATGATTGCAACAACCGTACTGGTTACTGTGGGCTGTACCGAGGCAACGCAGGTATCGTACAATGTTTCGCAGGAAGCAGACAATTTCAATGTGATACGCAGGCTTACGGTTATTAACACAAGAACCGATAAGCCGTCATTTGAACTTGTTGCCGCTTTTTCATTACAGGTCGATAATGACGATAACCAAATTGAGGTTGTCTGCGAAACGGGCAAGGGTGAATACAAAAAGCATATCATAGGTCTTAATGATGAAACTATGTATGTTGTAGAGGACATAAGCGGTGCAGAAGTGGACAAATACCGTTATGAAATTAACTTCCTGCCTAAACAGATTTTGCCGATTACATTTAAGAGTAAAGATTAACAGTTAAACCCGTCGATTTCGACCGGTTTAGAAAGGTGGTGACAGAATGAAAATCAGAGTAACAACAGCATTTAATGACAGGCAGAACGGTTATGTAACCCGACCTGTGAATGAAGTTTTTGAATGTTCCGAGCAGAGAGCAAAGGAACTCATTGACGGTGGTTTTGCAGAAGAGGTCAAGTTTGACGCTCCCAAAAAGCCGAGAGCCAAAGCAGTTAAAACAGAAAAAACAGAAAAAGCGGATTAAGCACTTTACGAATATGTAAGGTGCTTTTTTATTGTCCGAAGACATTAAACTACGGGAGACACCGTGCAAAACTGAAACAGAGAGACACTCTATAAACTGATTACGGGAGACACCCGAAAAACTGAAAGGATATGAAAAAAATGGCAGAACCAAATCCAACACCAACCCCCAATGAACCGACACCTGCACCGCAGGGAACTCCACAGGAAAACGCTCCTGCCTTTGATTACGACAAGCTCGCAAGCCTTATTACAGGCAAACAGAGTGTGACAGAGGACACCGTTTTGAAGTCATATTTTAAGGAACAGGGATTGTCAGCCGATGAGATGAAAGAGGCTATCGGTGCTTTTAAAAAGCAGAAAGCCGAGAACACTCCCGACTTTGCAAAAATGCAGTCGGAAGTTGAATCTGCAAACAACGCAAAACTTATGGCAGAAGTCAACCAATCGGCAACCCTCGAAGCCGTAAAACAGGGCGTTGACATTGCAACCGTTCCGTATGTGCTTAAAATTGCAGACTTTTCAAAGGCTGTGACAGACGGCAAGGTCAATGCGGAAAAGCTGACAGAGGCTGTTAAAAAGGTGCTTGACGATATCCCCGCACTCAAGGGCAAACCTGCCGAGAACGGCACAGGAGTTAAGAAAATCGGCGGTGACGGCAACGGTACATCGGACGGTACAAAACCAAAGGCAAATGTTCCTACCAAAAAATGGAACAGATTTAATATTTAACCAAAGAAAGGATTGAAAAAATCATGGCAAACACAAATAACTATGCCGAGCAGTTCAGCCCTGATCTGCTCGAAATTCTTGTTCAGGGCACACTTACATCACCATTCATCACTTCAAATGTAAAGTGGGTTGGCGCAAGAACTTTCCACTTCACACAGATGAGCACATCAGGCTTTAAGAACCACAATCGCAACGGCGGTTGGAACAAGGGCAAGTATGTTCAGACCGATGTTCCGTTCACCTGCGAACACGACCGTGATATTGAGTTTCTCGTTGACAAGGCAGATGTTGATGAAACTAACGCAACCGCAAAGGTTGAGAATATTTCAAAGGTGTTTGAGCAGACACAGGTTGCTCCCGAAACAGACGCACTTTTCTTCTCAAAGGTTGCAGCAAAGGCTCAGGCAACAGACGGCTACCATTCTTCAACAAAGACATCGGAGTGGACTAAGGAGAACGCTTATTCAAAGCTCAAAACAATTCTTTCTGCCGGCAAGCTCCGCAGATACAAGGCAAGAGGCACACTTGTTGCCTATGTGACATCTCACATTATGGACTGCCTTGAACAGTCAACAGAGTTCACTCGTAAGATTGAGCTTACACAGATTGCAGAGGGCGGTATCGGCATTGAAACAAGAGTGACCGAGATTGACGGTTGCCCTATCATCGAGGTTATTGACGATGAGCGTTTCTACGATAACTTCAACTTTAACCCCGATGACGGCGGTTTTGAGCCTGCAACAGGCGCTCACAAAATCAATGTTCTTGTTGCTTGCGGTGAAACCTGCAAGACTGTTCCGAAGATTTCAAGCATTTACTTCTTTGCTCCCGGCTCACACACAGAGGGTGACGGCTGGCTCTATCAGAACCGTTCGCTTTCCGACACATTCGTGTTCCCGAATGGCAAGGACGGCAAAATTGACAGCATTTATGCCGATGTTGACACAATGGCGGTTGCGTAATGTATGCTGATTACATTGAACATCAGGGCGGAGATGAAAACAGTATTATCTCTGCCGAACACATTGATGTTCTGACTTTTAACCGCATTGATTTTGAAAAACTTTCGGAAATGCAGAAGAGAATCATCGGCAGAGTGCATAGCAGACTTACTGCTTTTGAAGAAGAAAATGCCGATATGATTTCTTCCTACCTGAAAAGCTATTCAATCAACGGCACATCAATGGAATTTGGTGCAAGCTGGAACTTAATGTGCATCAGCGGAGTGGCAATTCCTGCAGACCTCTATGCGTTGCTAAAATCAACAGGACTTTGTTATCCTGCAATCTGAAAGGTGCGTGAAAACCGTGAAATTTCCGTCACTTGTAAAAAAGCAGTTCTGCAAAACTCCTGTCGAGGTCACAATCTACGATGAGGGAATAACCGAGGACGGCTCTCCTGTTATCGCATTTGAGTGCAAAAACCTGTATCCCTCCGAAAATCTTTATCCGTCAAATATATTGTGCGGAGGCAATGCTGTGTGCAATGTGCAGTCAAAGGCAAAGACGGTCTATACCAAAGAGCAGAAAATTGTTCAGGTGTCGGCTGTCTTGCTTTTTGACGGCGACATTGCTCCCGACAGCCCCACTTTAAGCGGTGGCTTTGTAATCCTTGACGGTGTGAAGCGAAGTATCGTACAGGGTACAAAACACCGCAACCCTGACGGTACAGTTAATTTTACGGAATTGGATGTGATTTAATGGGATTTTCGGTATCATCAAAAATCAAACTCAATATGCCTGTTGTAAAACAGCTTGACAAGGCAAAGCAACAGGCTCTTGAACAGACAGGTGACGCACTTCTTAAACAGGTGAAAAACACGCAGGTAATGCCGTTTGATACGGGTAATCTTCAGAACGAAAATACCTTTGAAGATTGTGCGCAGAGTTGGAACGGCACGGTTAAAATTGTGTCAAGCACTCCGTATGCAAGGCGGTTGTATTTTCATCCCGAGTATAATTTCAGCCGTAAGGAAAACATTGCCGCCGGCGGTAAATGGTTTGCACAGTGGCTTGAGGGCGGTACACGGCAGAATTTTTGCAGTCGGGCATTTGTGAGATTATACAGAAAGGAAGCAGGACTTTGATTTACTTATCGGACATCAGAGATTGGCTCAAAAGCGTTACCTCAGCCGAGCATTATTACATCGGCAAGCTTGACAACAAGCAGGACAGGTCAATCGGTGTGTATTCATTAAAGCAGTCGGGAACACCCACAAGGGCAATCGGCGGTGAAAGTACCTACGATACAATAAGCGTGTCTTTGCTTATCCATTACACCGACAACGCAAGAGAAACCGAGGAGTTTGCACGCAGACTTTACGAAACGCTTTACGGCATTAAAAATGTTGAAATTAAGGAACACAAAATCTATATAATCGAACTGCTCACGGAAGAACCCGTTGATGTGGGAACAGACGACAAGGGTGTGTATGAGCAGGTCATTGAAGTTAAATTTTATTACGAAAGGAAGTAATTTTATGGCAAAAGTTGAATCGGGAGTATTCCCGTGCTATGAAAATCAGTTTGCGGTTGGCAAGGCAGGAACAGAATCCGCCACGACAAATATTGCTAACTGCGAAGAATTTTCTGTTGCATTTGACAACGGTGTCGAGGAATGGACAGCCTTTGAAAACGAGGGCTGGAAGTCAAGGCTTATGACAGCAAAGTCAATCACAATTTCGGTAAAGGGCAAGCGTACAATCGGTGACGCAGGCAATGACCAGATTGCCGCCCTTGCATTTGAAAACGGCAGAAAGGCAGAAGTTTCGTTTATGTGGACTTTCCCCAACGGTGCAACCGTCCTCTTTAAAAATGCAGTTGTATCCGTTACATCAAACGGTGCAGGCGCAAGTACGGGTGTTGCTCCGCTTGAATTTGAAGTTATGTCAAACGGCAAACCCGTATATACAGCAGCCGCTTAAAAAACGAAAGGAATGAACGATTATGTCAAAGTTAATTGATATTACAGACAAACTTAATTTTGAGGAAAAGCCGAGCGTCAGAGTTAAAAATGTTGACCTTGCAATCAACAATGACGCAGTTTCAATGCTCAAAGTTGCGGCACTTTTTGAGGACGGCAACGGTAAAAGTAAAGATGTTATCGAAATGTATCATCTTCTTTTTGATGAATCCGAGAGAGAAAAGATTGAAAAGTTAAAGCTGAATATGCACGATTTCAACGCCCTTATCAGCGAATCTGCCAAAATTGCAACAGGCGATTTAACTGACGAGGGGGAAGCTCAGACCCCGGCTACGATTTGATTGATGACTTTGATTTAATAGTGTCGAGCTTTCGCTCGGAGTACGGGGTCAGCATTTATTCAAAGGATTTTGCTAAAATGAGTTGGAATGAGTTCTGCTCACTTCTGCAAGGCTTAGGACCCGAAACACCGCTTGCAAGAACGGTTCAAATTCGCCTTGAAACCGACAAAGAGGTCTTGAAAAACTTTACTTCGTCACAGCATAAAATCCGCAACAAATGGCGGTCAAGAAATGTAAAGCACTATTCAGACGAAGATATGAACACCGTTCTTGCAGAATTTCAAAACTTCTTCGCTAATCTGTAAATTTGTACATAATTTTCGCTGTATCTACAAAATTCTTGACAATGTTAATATATAGTGATAAAATGTAACATACACTAACAAATTTATTAAGGAGAGTGTATGTTTATGAAATGTCCACATTGCGGAAACGAATTAAAGGACGATGCAAAATTTTGCGACAAGTGCGGTGCAGGCTTTGGCGGAAACGATTCAACCTCGGCAACCGTAAATCCTGCAAATGCAAAGAAGAAAATTTACAAGCGTTGGTATTTTTGGGTTATTATCGTTGTTGCTATTATGATTGTTGGCGGTGTAAACGGTGCAATTAACGGTAACAGCGGTTCAAACAAATCAAAGCAGGAAACTACTGTTGCAAATCAGAGTTCAGAAAAAGTAACTGAAAAAGCGACAGAAGCACCGACCACAAAAGAAGTTGCAACAGAAAAGCCTACTAAAGACCCGAAGAAGGTTGAAAAAGAATTTAAAGACGGTTGCAAAACAATCGACTTTAAAACTCTTTCAAGAAACCCTGACAAGTACAAAGGTAATGACTACAAGTTTGAAGGTCAGATTATTCAGGTTCAGGAAGGCTGGGGCGATTCGGTTGACCTGAGAATCAATATAACCAAAGAAGAAAATGAGTATCTTGATGAACCATTGTGGACTGATACAATCTACGCAACTGTAGAAATTCCTGACGGTGCGGACAAACTCCTTGAAGATGATGTAATCACATTCTGGGGAACTTGTGACGGCGACTATACATATGAAACCGTAATGGGCAACAATGTGTCACTTCCGAAAATCGACATCAAATACTACGAACTCAACAACTAAAACAAAAAGCCACTCCAAATGGGGTGGCTAAAATTTTAAAAAAATAAATAAAAAACTTCTTAACTTTTGTGGATACATATGTTATATTACAATTGTGGATACAAAAGTGAGGTGATTAAATGACTCCACCAATGGGCAGACCAACTGATGAGCCAAAAACTTTTAGTACACGGATTAGACTTTCTCAAACTGACATAAAAGTTCTTGATTATTGTAGTAAAGCTTTGGGAAAACCAAAATCCGAAATTATTCGTTTGGGTATCAAAGAGGTCTATAAAAAAATAAAAAAATAACAGTACCGTTTGACTGTGGAAAGAAGAACGATACTGTTATCACCGACAGGTAACCCTATCTGAAATCTATTATATCATTTAGGGCTACTTCTGTCAAACAAAACGATTGATAGGAGTTTTTATTATGCAGAAAATATTCACAAAGTACTATCCTAACATAGATAACATTTTCGGAAACTATGTTATAAGTGATGAGTATTCTGAAAATCCATTGACGGTTGAAGTCAATAAAGTTTCAAGTGAAGCAATCGACAAGGCTGTTGAACTTATAAAAAGAGGAAACGAATTAAAAGCCGCCGACACTTTTGTTGAGGGAGTTGTTGTTCACGAAGAACTTGGTTTCTTACTCGGATTTACCTACGCAATGAAACTTGCACAGGAAAGTATGAAAAGATGAAAGGACTAAATGATATGAAAGCTATGGAATACAAAGGATAGAAAGTTATTACAACAGCAATGCTTGCAGAAGCATATGGAACGAGTACGAGTTATATCAGTAAAAACTTTTCTCGTAACAAAAGCAAATTTGTTGAGGGAAAGCATTATTTCTATTTGGAAGGAAAGGAATTTAAAAACTTTGTAACCAGTAGTCTAAAAGACGAGTGGTCAAAGAGAGCAAGTCATTTATATTTGTGGACTGAAAGAGGAGCAAACCACCATTGCAAAATTCTTGATACAGACAAAGCGTGGGAACAGTTTGAAAATCTTGAAGAAACCTATTTCAGAGTTAAAGAGGCAGTCAATGCGTTTATTTCTCCCGATACGGTAAAGTACCTCAACGGTGTTGCAAATTATCTTCGTATTCAGCGTACAATTATGAAAGACAAAGGTTGCACACCTCTTGAAATTGCTCAAATGGATAAACTGACTTGTGATACATATGGAATTCCAATTCCCGACAGTTTGTCAGCTCCTAAACCATATGAACAGCTTGCAATTGCAGGTGTTACACAAAAGAAACTTGCTTCAAATGCAAATTAACCACAATTAAATATCTGTTAATTACAGCGCATATCTTCAGGTATGTGCTGTTTTTATATCCAAGGGTGTCGCTATTTGCTACGCCCTTTATTTTATATTGAAAGGATGTGAAAATATGGCGACAAAGGCGGGTGAAATTGAGCTTGATGTCAGGCTGACAGGTGATGATATTTCAAAAACATTGCATAAGATTTCCGATTCAATTACCAAAAAGTTTGATTCGGCGTTTTCAAGTCTTTCAAAAGATTTTGAAAATGTAAGCACTGATATGAAACAGTCCTTTTCAAAGGTTTCGGAGGGCGTTTCTCAGAAAACCGAAAAAGAGTTTTCAAACATCAAAGGCAGCGGTGAGCAATTAAGCAATTCGGTTTCATCTTCGTTTAAGAAAATAGGAATGGCTGTGGTTGCCGCTTTTTCTGTTGCAAAAATCAAGGAGTTCGGTCAGCAGTGCATTGAATCGGCTGCGGAAGTCAATGCGGCAAATTCGCAGTTTGAGCAGACATTCGGCACAATGCAGTCACAGGCAGAATCAGCCATTCAGAGCGTTGCCAATCAGAGCGGTATTCTTGAAACCCGATTGCAGGGCGTCGGCACAAGCATTTATGCCTTTGCAAAAACTACTGGAATGGACAGTTCAAGTGCTTTGGGAATGATGCAGGAGGCTTTACAGGTAACAGCCGACAGTGCCGCATATTACGACCGTTCGCTTGAAGACACCGCAGAAAGCCTGAAATCGTTCTTGAAAGGCAACTTTGAAAATGATGCCGCACTCGGTTTGTCCTGTACTGAAACCACACGAAATGCGGCGGCTAATAAGCTGTATGGCAAGTCATTTATGGATTTGTCGGAATCGCAGAAACAGCTCACGCTTTTGCAAATGGTCAAGGACGCCAATCAGCTTTCGGGTGCTATGGGACAGGCAAGCCGTGAAGCAGACGGTTGGGAGAATGTAACGGGCAACCTCAGAGAAAGTTGGAAACAGCTCCTTGCCGTAGTCGGTCAACCTATTCTTCAGGTGGCAACTCAGGTTGTAAAGCGGTTGAGTTCCGCACTTGCAACTTTAACGGAATATGCCAAAGGTGCGGTTGAATCGCTTTCAAAGGTCTTCGGCTGGGATACAGGCAACAACACCGCAAGCAATATCAAATCTGCGTCCGATTCTGCCAAAAGCCTTACGGATACGGCAGATGACAGTTCAAAGTCACTTGATAATGTTCAGAAAAGTTCCGAAAAAGCAAAGAGAAGTGTTGCGGGCTTTGATAAGCTGAATGTGCTTTCAAGCTCTGACAGCTCATCTTCAAAGTCAGATACATCTTCATCAAAAAGCTCATCGGGCGGTTCATCGGGCGGAGCTGTTGCAAAGAATGTTGTCAAGGACACAAGCAAAAACCTTTCGGAGGCATTCAAAAATCTATACGAAAAAAGCGGATTCAAAGGCTTTGTCGAGAATGTACAGAAAGGTATTAACAAGGTTGACTGGTCAGCTATAGGCAAGAACTGCAAGACCGTTTTTGATAATGCTGTTCCCATAGTTCAAAAGGCATTCGGCACAATGCAAAAGGTCGGTTCTGCAAAACTCGGGGCAATCGGCTCTGCATTCGGAGCGGTTGCGACAATCGGCGGAAAGTCGTTTCAGACCATTTCAGGCGGTGTTGCTAAGTGGATTTCAAAAGACAGGGAAAAGATTATCGGCTTTATCGACACCATAGGCAACAATCTTACAAACGGCTATAACAACCTTTCAATCTTTTTTGATAATTTCGGTACACTTGCAGGCAATGCAATTGACAATGTTCGCCCTCAAATGGAAGAATCAATTTCCAATCTTTTAAGCAGTCTTACAACCTTTGCGGGCTCAGTCGGCGAAGTCGTTTCGGGTGCGTTTTCAACTGCAACCGAAAGCCTTGTTGAATGGACTGAAAATGACGGTGCAACAATCACAGAATTTCTTGAAAATTTACAATTGCAGTTTGCAGATGTGTTTGACTTTATCGGTCAGATTTTCGGAAATATCGGAACAATTATCAGCGAATGGTGGAACGGCAACGGACAGCAGATTTTTCAGAATGTCTGCAATATGTTTACCAATATCGGCACAACCCTGATGAATGTTTACAATCAATGGATTAAGCCTGCGTGGGATTTTATCGTAGCAATAGTAAAGTCAGCTTGGGAAAACTGGCTGAAGCCTGTTTTTGAGGGTGCAATAAACTTCTTCGGCAAGGTTGCAGACTGTGTTTCAACCGTGTGGAATAACTTCCTGTCACCGTTTGTAAACTGGCTTGTCAGCTTTTGGGGACCTATATTTCAGAATGTTTTCAATGCCGTAAAAAGAGTGTTTGATAATGTGTTTACATTTATCGGTGGGTTGGTTACCTCTATACAGAAAACATTCGGCGGTCTAATTGACTTCATTACAGGCGTTTTCTCAGGCGATTGGAACAAAGCATGGCAGGGTATCTATGACTTCTTCAAAGGCATTTGGGACGGCATTTGCGCCGTGTTTAAGTTCATTATAAACGCAATCATTGACGGCATAAATGCGTTGTGGACAGGTATTTATAACTTTGTTTCTGGCGTTGTTAATTCAATCGGCGGAATAGCCGGTATTATCGGAGCGGCTTTTGGACAGGATTGGAGTTTTTCAATGCCTGAAAATCCGCCTCTCATTCCGAGATTTGAAGAACCCACGGAATCACCGGCACGAAAATTTGCAAAAGGCGGTATTGTTAAAGCTCCGACACTTGCGGTTGTCGGCGATAACGCAGGTGCTAACAGCGGTAACCCTGAGGTTATTTCTCCTCTTAACAAGTTACAGGGTATGCTCGACAATTCGGGCGGTCAGGATACAGTGATTCTCACACAAATTCTTGACCTGCTTAAACGCATTTATGAAATGTTCATTATCTTTCGCAATAACGGTGGCAACACTTATTCGTTTACTGCCGAGCTTGAGGGTTCAACGCTTTTTGAAGAAATGATAAGACAGGATGAGCTTTACAGACGCAGACACAACGGTAAATCCGCATTTGCATAAAGGGGGGGGATGATATGTCAAATTATAACGGCTATTTGCTTAAATTCGGTAACAACATAATGCCGAATAAGTACATTACCGCATTTTCATCAACTCCGAATCAGCGACTTGAAACTTCTGCGGAACGAGATCAGAACGGTACGCTTCAAAGGGCAACGCTGTCAAATTACAAAACAAAAATTTCGTTTTCAACTCACATTCTTCATCTTGACGAAAAGATTGATTTTCAGTCGATTATCAACCTCTCAATGGGAATAAATAAGTTACAGAGAAAGTGCAGGGTAACTTATTGGAACGATGAAACGAACAGCTATTACACCTCTTATTTTTATATTCCTGATATTGAATATACCGTAATGGATGCCGAAAAGAATGATATAACCTATCAGCCGATTACTGTTGAGCTGATTGAGTATTAAGGGGTGATTCTTAAAAATGCTTGTATCTAAAGAAATTGCTGATAAGCTGAAAACAAACACACTTTACAACACCGTTGCCCTGCATTCTCCTGACGGTAGTTTTGAGGATATAACCGGCGAAAGTATCGTGCTTGACAGCTTTTCACTTGAAAATGAAATCGTTGAAAAAGAATTGAAATTCGGCGGTTGCATAGCCTCTGAAATGAGCGTGAAACTCATTGATTATGATTGCTCGGCTTTGATAGGAAAGACGGTACAGGTCATCATAACGGCAACATATCTTGAATCGGAGCTGTATCCGTCAGATGATTTGTACCCGGCAAATACTCTTATTTGTCCTGCCGAAACAGGAACGGTTGAATGTCCTGTTTTCTACGGTAAAATTCAGTCGGCTCAAAGAGATAAAAAACAGCGTAACATCGTCAAAATCACAGCCTATGACGCTTTTTATGATATGTCAAAGGTGGATGTGTCTTTGTGGTTTGCAGGCAAAGAGAACGAGGACGGCAGTTTTGCTTATGGTTATGCGCACTATCAAAAAGACGATAATTTTAAGAGCTTTTATTCAATAATCGCAGAATTTGCCAAAGATTATGCAATTACAGGGGTTTCACCGCCGAGCTTATCTATCTTTAGTGTACCGCTGAAATTTGATGATACCTGCGTGGAAAAGGTTATAAAGGACATTACCTTGTCAGATTTAATCCAAGCTTATGCAGAATTAACTTTGAGCTTTGCCGTTATAGATGCCGACGGAAAAATGCGTTTTAAAAGGCTGTATTCTCAATCTTCCGTTGAAACAATCGATTCGTACAAAGATTTATCCTTTGAAGATTACGAACTTGAGCCTATCCGTATGTACAGTGCTAAGTTTGCTGATAAAAAAGCGTATTTGTATGGCAACAGTAACGATTTTTCGTGGTATGTTTCCGATAACATTTTGATGAGGTGCAGAACAACAGCAAGTGATATCGGCACAAAATATAATTCTGTTAATTTTTTTGGTGATGTATATAAATACCGCCCGACAAAAATTAAGCTGTTTTCGTATTGGTGGCTTGAGGCAGGCGATAAGTACACAATTAAAACTCCGTTTGAAGATTTGCCGACAATCGAAACATTTGTGTTCAATAAGAAAATGGACGGTTTTATAACTGCCCTCACATCAAAGGGCGAAAAACGATTAGGAAAGGAAGTAAAAGAAAATGAACAAATACAATAAAATTGTCTTTGTGAACGGCTCTGCTCCGCCCCTCAATGCCGACAACCTCAACCATATGGACGAGGGGATTGAACGGGCAACAGACGGAGCAATTGCACTTGAAACCGAAATAGCCACGGCAAGAGGCGGTTCTAATTCGCTCGGAGCAAGGCTTGATACAGTCGACACAAATCTTGCGAAAAAAGCAAACAAAAGCGACGTCGATTCGATTAATTCCCGTTTGCAGAGTAAAGCTAATGCAACGGATGTCAGTAATGCTCTCAAAAGCAAAGAAAATAATTTAAACAAAGTGAGCTCCAAAACGGACATTACTGATAGCAGCGCTAATTATCCGAACATTAAATATCTTAACGATTATTATTACGATGTAAACGAAGCCTACTCATCAGAAGAAACGGACAAGCTTCTTGCGACTAAATACGATTCATCAAATATCGAACTTGGTACAGCTACTCTTACTCCGTACTCAACTTTGATTGATAAAATAAAATCTGCAACTTGCCTTTATGAAAAAATTGGCGATATCGTTATTGTAAATGTCGCCGTCATTATGAATGCAACATCTTTAGGCGGAACATCTGCAATATCTCTGCTCAATATGCCGTTTCCAAACAAATCGGATGCGATTGTTCAAGATATCGGCATAAGCAAAAACGGCGGAATGTTCAGAGGAAGTGTAAATAAATCGGCTTGGTTGCAGTTTACTCCGCTCAATAAACAGGCTTACAATTTCGTTGCTGATGAGCAGGTAAACTTTTCTTTGATTTACAAAATATAAAAATAACGGAGGT